CCATCCCATTGAGGGCAACTGCATTGGCTTGCTCGTGAAGATATTTTGCCATCTTGTTGTGGTAGCCAGCGTGGTCAACGTGAGCCTGAGCGATGTCCTTTGCCGTGTATGGTGAAATGTTCCCTCGGTTCTTCGTGACGAACTGGGCCAGACGAGTTGCCGTGTCCTGTGCGCTACCTTGGGTGTATTGGTTCCCACGAAACTCGTGTCCCGGAAGGTCACCTTTGAGGATTTCAGTGAGTGACTTGCCGATTGGGTCAAGTGCGTCTGGGTGGAATGGGTTCTGGGTCATTTTTTGTCCTAACCGAGTGAGGCTTGGAGTTGCCAAGCCCATTTGTCGTGCATTTCGATTCGGCCAGCGAGGAAGTTTGCAATTCCCTGCTTACCAGTATTGCTAGCGATTTGGAACGCCGAGTTCAGGCTTTCCAGCACACCGTTGTTTACTGCGATGAGGTCGGTCACGAGCGTCGTGTGGTCGTAATCGGCAACCGGGATGTCCGACACCGAAGCGATTCCAGCAAGGTCAGTCAACCGGAAAGGGGCGAACACGCCGACCTTTCGGATGCTTTCACCAAGACCGTCAAGGCTTTCCCACACGTCGTTGTAGATTTCCTCAAACTTTGCGTGGTACTGGGGGAAGTCGGTGCCGACGATGTTCCAATGAAAAGCGTGGACGCGGTGATACATCACAGTGGCATCAGCGAGACAAGTCGCCAACGCCACCGGAAGTGTCACTGAGCCATCCTTTTCAACCAGCATTACTAAGCCGATTCTGCCTGCGGGATGGCACCGGAGATGGCAGCACTCATACGGTGTGCGCCGATTTCACTCTCGTTGTTCATTGCCGTGGTTGCAGCCTTGACTGCCTCACTGTGGCTCGCCTGAGCCTTCATTGCAAGAAGCGAGAGGGTGTGGGCATCAGCACCCGAACGGAGCGCAGAAGCGTAGGCACGAACGTCCTTGTTGGCGATTTCAGCAGCGTCGCCAGCGTGGTGGGCAGCAGCGTAGCCAGTCTTCGCAGTCTGGTGAAGCATCGGGTCTGCGCCGTTGGTGTTGAGCCGAGCAGCAGCCCAAGCGTAGTGACGAGCAGCAGTGTTGAAGTGGCGCATTGCGACACCGTGGCTACCACGCATCAACGCAGCCTGAGCAGCAGCCATATGTGACGATGCAGCGTCAAGGTGCTGACCGTGGCTCCACGACTTTTCGCCTTCTGGGTTGTCGTGGCTCCGAGACTGTGGGACACCACCGGTGGTGCCGTTGCCACGGAATGGGTGTCCCTCGTGTTCACCCGAACCGGGGCCACCCTTCGCCAGAACCAGCCATTCCTCAATTTGCGAATCGTAATCCGACATTTGGACTTCCTTTACTAAGTCGTGGTTGCAATAATGCTACCAATGGTTTTGCTTTTCAGTAGTTGTAGTGAGGTGCGCCACTGGGGAAGGACGAAGACACTGGAGCAAGCCCCGTGTCCCCTGCCAAATTGAGTGCTTGGTCAGTAGCCTCATTTGCGCCACGGCTTGCTCTAACGGCTGGGAAAGCGGCGTCAATACTTTCTTGACCAATTCCCTTTTCAGCAGTCACTTTGGCTGCTTCTTCGTGTGCCTGAGCCGCCTCTGCGTGAAGTTCAGCGGCGTGACGCAAAGAACTGGAGGTAATGGGGTGCTGGCTATCTAAGGCTTTTTGAGCAAGGTCGCGCAACTTGCTAGACATATCACGGTGTAGCGATGCTGCGATTTCGTGCTGTGCCGACACACTCTCTGGGTCGGCTTCGTCATCGTGCTGAAGATGCAAGTTGTTTGCAATCTTTAGGTGGTCGTTCGCACTGCGTGCTTCGGCATACTGATTACCGTGGAATTCGTGGCCGGGAACGTCTCCCTTTTGCACCTTGACTTCGCTCTTGATAACTCCAGTACGGCTACCTTCCAAACGCTGTGTGAGCAAACCTACAACGGCATCGTGAGAAGCAAGTTTCGCTTGGCTATCAGCAACATCTTGCTTTGCCTCATAACGCCCATCGCCAACTTCTTGTAAGGCGGAGGGGATGCGGTTTAGTTGAGCAAGATAGTCCTTACTCAACTGCAAATCCTGTTCCAATTCGCCTCTTTGAGCGTCAATGTGTTCCTCAACGCTTTTAGATGGGTCTTTCTCAATGCGTTGGGCTAACCGACCAGCCAACAAGTATCGCCGCTTGTTCTCTGCGGCGTTTTTACCACCACGCTTGTCGTATGCGGAAGCGATGCTTCGCAGTGCTGTGGATGCCGCGCCGTGGGTGTATTGGTTTCCGTGAAACTCGTGTCCAACGACATCGCCTTTGGAAACATTGGCTGCTTCCTCGGCTTTCACCTCGGTATACTTGGCTCGCATACGAGCGCAGTCGGCTTCTGACTTGCAGGGCGGGTCGCCGTGCATTGCGTGCCAATCGTCGTGGTCTTGGTCGTGACGGATGACATCAGCAAGACTTTCGCCCATACTCTTGGCAACGCCCGTGTCGAACGAGGTGCGGTTAAACGCTTGCTGCGACATCAAGAACGCACGGTGGGCTGCTCGCCACACCTTGTTCTCGGTATTCCACCTCGCCGGGAGAATCTGTCCGTGCTTCCCATCCCAGTGCTGGTCAACAACCACTGGGGCCATCATAAAAGCAACTCGCTGGGCATCCAAATGTGCGCCGTAGGCATCACCGTGGCCGGAAATGGCTTGGATGTAGCCAGTGGGGTTGGCTGCTTGGAGTTGCATTGCGAACTGACGGTGCTGTTCGGCCAAGTCCCCGTGCTTCTGGGCGAGAACGATGTAGTCCTCGTCAACAAGCGGAGGAACGCCGTTTTGGTGAAGCGTCGAATTCTCGTGGATGGCCACAATCATTCGGGCATCGTTCATCAGTTGCCCGGCTGCTGCAACGTAAGGATTGGAAGCGTCAAAGTTTTCCGGCAGTTGGGCGTTTGGGTAGAGCGAACCCAAGTCCTTGGCCACCTTCACCCAATTGTTCTCGCCAAGGATTTCACCAACAGACTTGTAAAACTCTGACATTTCGTTCCTACTTTCCGAGGGTGGGGAAGTTTTTCAAGGTTTGTTCGTCGGTGGGGAGGTCAACTTCCACGCCTGAACCGGTGCCGCCGATGGAGTATCCACGGATTTCACCCTTCTTGACGAGTTCCCAAGCCCAAGGCTCCCACTGAACGCCGAGGAACACAGTTCCGGCAGGGAACGCAGTCTTGGTGATTTGCCCAGTGTCGGCTTGAAGCATTGGAACTTCGATTGGGTGTGGCCACGTCAGGGCCTCAACCCACTTGCCAGCCACAATGTTCACATTGTGCTGAAGTCGAATGTCCCTGTCGCCGTTCTCCACATAACCCCAGAGTGCCTTTTGGAGTTCTTCGGGGTCAGTCCACTCGCCGTGGGCATCACTGCGGTTTGGAACGTACCAAGGGCCGAGCGTGTATCGCTTTTCGTCAGACTTTTGGATTTGGTTCGGGATTTCACTGGACTTCTGCATCAAGTTTGCGTCTTGCATCACTTCAGGCGCAGCCTCAGCGAGAACCGTCATATTCTTCGGCTTGCGAGTACGCATCTTCTTTCCACCAGACCAGTCTGGGGAATCAACGTGAACGCCACCAACACCGGGGCCGTAGTCCTTCTCAACATCCGAATCATCCGAATCGTCATCGTCGCTGGAATCTTCGTCGTTCTCGTAGCGTTCCTCATCCTCAAAGGGGTCATCCTCATCCTTCTTGCGACGGGACTTGTAGTAGGTGTCTGCCTCAGCCGAAGCCTGAATCAGCACAGGAACAATGTTGAACTTGCACCAGCCACTGGGGTTGCAGGTCACAGCCACCCAGTCGCACGAGTTGTTGTCGCCACAAGCGACGCAGTTGGCGCAGGTGTTTCCGCTACCGATGTACGGGGAAGCGTCAGTGTAGGCAGCGTCGGTGGTCGGGATGCGACCCATCTGCTCAACGAGTTCGTCAAGACTGTCGGCCAATTCCACCTGCCACGGGTCAAGACCATCACGCCAGTCATCGCCAAGGGGCGATATTTCACTGGAGTTGTCTTCAGGAGCAGCGACATCCGGGGTCACCACGGCAACCATCGGTGCAGACATATCGTCACTTGACGAACTGCTGCTGCTGGACGAACTACTGCTAGATGACGAAGAAGAACTGTCATCGTCGCTGCTGGAGGAACTGCTGGAACTAGACGATGAGGAAGAACTACTAGAACTTGACGAACTTGATGAGGAAGAACTACTAGACGAGGAATCCTCACTGTCCTCGCTAGAGGTGGAATCGTCAGACGAATCGTCTTGTCCGCCTTGGACTGCCTGAAGAATGGCTGCAACGGTGTTGGGGTCGAGGTTCACTTGCACGGCTCCATCGGTGGTGGAATCATCAGAAGAATCGTCGGGAGCGTTGTCAACCGGGCTGCTGTTGAACGTGAACGGGAACCCAATCGCCTTGTCCAACGGCTCGCAGATGGAAGTTTCCACCACTGAGCCACAGATGAGACAGGGCTGCACACCGTCGAAGTCGTTCTTGCTCTTGGTGAACGGGTGGGGAACGTTGGCGAGGCCCTTAGCGATGTTTCGGCTGATGAGACGCTTTTCGGCGTTCGGAGACATATCTTCCTTGCCGAAGATGCGCTCGGAGAGACGCTTCCAAATGTGGTTGTTGTCCGTTTCACCATTGGGAACGATGACCAGTGCGACTTCGCCACTCTTTTCAATTGCCATCAAGTCGGCAGTGACGTGGCCCTCGGTCAAAAGGTCAGCAGCACCCTCACGAACGTCGGCAGGCAACGACTTGTTCACGACGATTTCACTGAGGGAAATGTCTGCCACCACATCCAGTACGTTCATTTGTTCCACGGGCCTTTTTCTCCTTGCGCGCTTGGGGTAAATGCTATCCTATGTTTAGGAAATGGCCTATCGCTTTTGGGAGCGAACCGGTGCTGATACGGTGCCTCGTGCCGAGCCAACCCTGATTGCTGGCTTCTTCTTTGGCTTTGACGCTTTCACCTTGCGAATATGAATCGTCACGAAGTCGGCCCTTGGTTGTTGGTAAGAGGCCCGTTTACGCCAGTTGGTTTCTTGTTGCCACCCTTACCTGATGGTGGAACCTGCCCAGTTTCGCCGGGATAGCCCTGACTGGAGATGTCGGCTTGGATTCCACTACCACCCGACTGGTCGTTCAGACCGCCTTGGGGATTCTTCACGCCAGATGAGACGGTATTGGATTGTGGTGATGAGGAACGGCTGCCCGTGTTGGTTGCAACGAACTTGCCCTTGGCATCCTGCATCGCCGGGTCGGGGGCGATTTGGTTTCCACCATAACGAACGTTGTCGGCAAGACCGTTCGGCTCAGGCTGGAACAACGGAAGTCCGGCCAACTCACGCAGGTAGTCTTCCAAATTGTTGTCCGGGGTGAGCAATTGTGCTGTTGACAGGTTGGCGAGGAAGCCACCGAGTTCGTTCAGGTCAATGGCGTTCACCTGACCGTAGGTCAAGTTGGGGCAGCGAGCCGTGTCGAAGCCGTTCAGGGCCATAAGGCGTGGGATGGCGTGGCTGTTGAAGACCTCGGCAATCAGTCGAATCCACGATTCCACCGCAGCCATAAACAGGTCAACTTTGGAAGCACCCAGAGCGAACGAACCGACGCTCTCGTGGCCGAGCATAATGAAGTCGGCCAGACAGGTCATCGCAATTTGCTGGTTGTATCGGGTAATGATTTGGTCAGTGTTGAACTGACGTGCGCCACCGGAGTTCAGCAACTTGAAGTCCACGAGTTGCTTGCCGTTCTCATCGAACATCATCGGGAGGATGACGCCCTCAGTTTCGTTGCGCTTTACACCACGGACAATGCGCTCCATAGCGTTGAGCGAAGCCCTTTCAGCAGGCGTAGCAGTCGCACTCATCCATTCGGCTGGGACGTAGCCAACCGGAAGCCCGGCGAGGTCACGTTCCACCCCAACGGCTTCAAATTCTTCAATACGACGCTTGTAGTACCACGACTTGAACGAGTTTCGCAGGATGGAGCGACCTTCCGGGTTGCCTCGTGCTGAAGTCGTACGGAACAGTAGGGCCTTCTCAATGGGGATGACGTTCAGGCGACCCGTGGTGGGGTCACGTTGAATCATCGCTTTTACACCACCGGATTCATCGAACTGCCACTGCCAAAGGCTGTCTTGCGCTCGCATTGCAATCTTGCGCCAGCCAACCTTGTTGTCGCTGTACTTGGAGCGCAGGCTGGGGTCTTTCTGGTCTGGCCCCTTGCGCTGCTTGTAGACGATTTCAAAGTACGACCAGCCGTAGGTCAAAAACGACACAATGGCAATCATCAACTCGTGCCACGAATGGGACATATCGTCCATACATTCCTGTACGAAGATGGCAGCAGCATTGTCGGTATCAAGTGGTGTTTCGCCAGTCGGGTCGCTGTAGGGGTCTACACGCCAGTCCACCTGAAGAATGACGCGCTCAACGGCAAAGAGAATCGCCCCGATAATCGGGTCGTTTTCAGCCATATCCCGGTAGGCAGTGAGAGACTGTCGGCCTCGGAGTTGAGGCAGGATATCGTCAATGACGAATCCACCCGTGCGCCACAGACCAGTGGCACCGAGTTCGCTAAAGTTATCTACCTGTGGAAGCGGGTCGTTTGGATTTGGATTATCTGGCATCCCTGCTCCGTGCGTCAATGGCTTGGCTAGCCTCTATAAGGCTACTACCGGATTTCACTGCTGCCACGATGCGTCTGCGTTGGCTCAGTGAATGGCCGCCCCA